CGCAAGAGCGATAATAGGTCAGAATTAAAAGGATAAAGTTGATTAAAAGAAAGTTAAAACAAAAAAAATCCAATCTGATCAGATTAACTGCACTTAGGCAGCAAAATTGGTGAGATTAACGACATCAAAGGTCGGAGGAATCATTCAGCACGGTTGGCAGCTTGTTGGTGGTAGCGGGAAGCGATCACTTGAGCAAACTGGGTCTTCAGAGAGACAGGAGGAGAGTAGCGGAAAGGGGTGAAGTTCCAGTACTCACCTTGGTGAATGTAGTTTCCTTCAATAGCTGTGTGGTTGTTCTGAGTGGCGTTGTTGACATACCACTTCATATTGGTGTGACACAGTATGGAATACTGTTCAGCTTGTTCTTCGATCTCATGATCGGCATGGGCGAAACGGACAGCTAGGGTCGCAGGTAGTTCACGACGCGGTAAAAAGCGGGTAGAACGGAAAGGAGCAATAGCAGCAGCAGCGGGGTAGAGCCAGTCACGGACGTTGGTATCTTCAAGCGGAGTTCCGTAGATCACGGAAGCACCAATTCCAACAGGGGAGATGGACTTAAGGGGTACAGAACCATTGAAGTACTGAGCGTACTTGTGCATGATTAAGGAGATGTGCATGAACCAGTTAGATTGCAGGGCACCATCTTGAGAAATAAATCCAAGTAGTTGGGGAAAAGCCATTAGGGGGCCATTAGCAGCATCGATTCTAGTAAACCCATTAGCAAAAGCTGGGTTCCAGAAGGCGCGGGCGGAGTCACACTGGGCTTGTGTTGTGAACAGAGAGCCACAGAGTTGAGGGCCGAGGCGGAGACGAGCATTGTGAGTGTTGACATCTTGGTTGAAAATGTTGCTATACCATTCAAAAGTGGCATAGTTTGTTTGTAGTTGAGCATCAAAGGCAAGAGTGGCAAAACGGTAAAGCTGATCAAGGAGGATGGCAGGTATGGGTATTTGCCTAGCGTAAGCAGCATGGGGAGCAAATTCATCAGTCCAGAGTTCAGTGAATGATGGCATGGCAGGAATAATATCACCTATCCAGTCAAAAGGGCCATTGACGGCAGCGAGGGATTGGAAAAAGGGGACGAGGGGGCCAGGGATCATACATTCGTTAATTTGAAGGTGGTTGAGGAGGACATCCAAGTCATGTGCGTAGGCAGCACCGTAACCGGTGTTGACATAGACCTTGAGTATCATAACATTCCAAAGGACAGAGACGTAAAGCTGAGAGACGATTGGCAACCATGAAGGCATGGAGCGGAGGAAGCGGTCAGTTGTGGTCATCAGTTGGTCGCAGACACCGAGGGTGTGGAAGAGAAGTTGTGCGTCAGGCACATAGTAGTTGGGTGCACGACGTTGTTCGGTGTACATAGGGTAGGCAGCGGAAAGTTCAAGCATAGCAGGGGCACCAGCAGAACGGGATGGTCCAGCAGGAGGGACAGGGCCGTGTGGGTTGCGGGCACGACGAGCAGCCGGAGCAGGAGGCTGTTGAACAGCACCTTGGGCGGGAGGGGCGACGTTTGTTCGACCAGGAGGGTTGGCGGGAGGGACGTTGCCGGATGGAACTTCGGGGCCATTGAGATTGGCGAGAGGAGTGTCTTGATTCATCTTGTGGGTAGGGCGGCTAAGTTAGCGGTAGAGTAGGTAAAAAGTTGAGGTAGAGCAGTTGAGATTCGCGTTCTATTTTGATTACGAAAAGCTTAAGTTAAAAC